GAACGTGGACGCGCTGCTCGACAAGTTTAACTTTTAATTAACGGGGACACGAGTCCCCATTTTCAAGGAGAGAGCTATGTATAAAGACCTAACACCACACGAGCGGGTGACCGCTGTCGGTATCGACCTTACACGTAACGCGCTGTTTGCGCAGCTTAGTGGCGTGGCGATGGTGGGCAAGGTGGAGATCACTGACCGTCTGTCCACGGCTGCAACCAATGGTCGTGATGAGTATTACAACCCTGACTTCGTGCTTGCACAGAACCGCAAGCAGTTGCGCTATGTCCGCATCCACGAGAACTTACACAAGCTGCTCAAGCACTGCGTCGAGTACAGAGATGTTTGCAAGCGTTACCCCAAGCTGTCCAACATAGCGATGGATCACGTCATCAACCTCACCATCGAGGAGATTGATCCTAACTTCACGTGGGTCGAGCGTCCCACCGTTGAGCCATACGCTGATGCCAAGTACAAGGGTTGGAGTTTCCTGCGTGTGCTGCGTGACTTGATCGACAAGGGTGGCAAGGAAGGTGGTGGAGGTGATGAAGGTGGTGGTGAGCGTGGTGGTGGCGAGGGTGGCTTCGATGATCACTTGTTCGATGAGCTTGATGAGGGTGAGACTGAGGAAGCACATCGACAGATCGACGAGGCAGCACGTCAGGGCAAGATACTTGCTGACAAGTTAGCAGGTGATGGCAAGGGTGGTAGCAAGCTCGACCTCAACGCTACAAAACGTAACACCGAGTGGCGTCAACATTTTCGTGAGTTCTTCGACACTATCTGTAAGGGTGATGAGCACTCGCGCTTTGTGCCGCCCAACAAACGCTTCGCACCACTTGGCATCTTGCTGCCCTCGCACTTCTCATACAACAAAGGCGAGGTCATTATCGCGGGTGACACATCAGGCTCGATGGGGCCAATCTATCCCATCTTGTTCGGTGAGATTGCACAGATCGCACAGACTGTTATGCCCGATGCGCTGCGCGTGATCTGGTGGGACACGTCCGTGTGTGGCGAGCAATTGTTCAAGCCTGACGAGTATCAATCTATCGCTACGCTCATGAAGCCTATGGGTGGGGGTGGCACATCTCCGCAGTGTGTTGTGAAGTACATAGCCGATAAGAAGTACAAGCCTCGTGCAGTCATCTGGCTGACCGATGGCTATCTCAGTGGGGACAACGCAGTCGTGCCTTGCGCTGCGCTGTGGGGCATCGTTGACAACGAGCAGTTCATCCCTCCGCAGGGCAAAGCAGTTCACATCAAAGGGAGGATCTAAACAACCAGTGTCACTGAGTAGACATCCCGTCTACTCAGTTATAACTTTTCAAGGAGAAAACTATGGGCTATCGATCAGACGTTGCATACGTCATAAAATTTGATTCATTCGAGAAACGTGATGCGTTTGTTGCACTCATGCTAGCTAAAAATAATGGTGACATTACACAAGCTATTGATGAGGTTAAGCACGACTACAAAGACGACCCCATCATTACGTTTGAGTGTGACGATGTGAAGTGGTATCCAGACTATGCAGATGTTCAAGCGCACGAGCATCTGTACAAACAAGCTCACGAGTTATTCGACGCTGACTATCGCTTCCTTGCAGTTGGTGAGGACGGCGCTGAAACATTTGATGAAGCCGATGAACACGGGACGTTGTACGACTACATCAGCACGGTACACCGTATTGAAACTAACTTTGGAGAGTAATCATGGCATATACAGCAAACCTACACGGCCTACCGATCATCACATCGTACGAACAAGCTAAGAAGTGGTTCGACAAAACACCCAAGCCCCCACGTTCAAAGAAGTGGAATGATCACGAGCGTCCACTTAAGAACTCAACGGCACGGCACTACAGACTTGAGCGCGGAGCGAATGATGCCTACTTCGACGTGTGCTTGTATCACACCAAGATGATCCGCTATCTCAAGCCCGATCAGTTCGGCTATCGCCTTGTGTATATACGTGGCTATGACTCGCAGACATCACGTAAGTTTCTTGCACGTAACATATCGGGCAGCTACGGTGGAGAGGTAGCGAGTTATGTGGGTGAAGACAGCAAGCAGTATGTTGTGCCATTCAGCCACATCGTGCACTTCCACTACAAGCGCGAGCATCCAGAGATCAATCACAACGGCATGTTGTTCTCAGCCATGCTTAAGTTCAACCCTGCGGGGCAGCTTGTTGTCAGTGAGTCTGATCACATCCCTGTGTACAAGCGCGTTGTGTCTAAAGCACTCAAGCAGCAACGTGCTGAGTTTCGCAAGCAGATTGAGACCATCAAGCTGTTGGCGCTGTATCGCTTGGACACGTACCGCGCTAACGCGCAGTGGGAATACCGCAGCCCGTTCAGACCATCGCTAGCAACGACAGACATAAACAACTTACAACACACCCTTCGCGTGAGTGAACTGGATGAGGAGCTTGAGTTCATCCTCACTGATGTTGGGCAGTCTGTTTTCGATAACGTGTACTCTGTGTATCTCAACACTAATGACCTGATAGAAGGCACACGCTGGTCGATGCGCGGTCAGTCACTTCGTGACTCTCCAGAGGCACTTGCATCTAATATTACGGATAAGCAGTTCCTCGCTGCGTTTGAACGGGCGCTATTAAAAGCAGTACGTCTTGATACACCTGACGCACTTGAGCCACTGCCTAAATTTGCTGCACTCCCACGTAAATTCTTTTGGTAAAAGAAAGGTAAGGAAAGATATGAAAGATATAAGTGAACATCTTATGCAAGCACACAAAGAGTTAAAGCTCATATACGAATACGTTAACGAGCGACAGTATGAGCAAGCATCACATCATGCAGAGAACGCGCTGTTTCATTCACGCTGCGCGATGTTATGGTTAAAGGAGCGGACTGATGACCCCACAGCCCCTGACCGATAAGCAACTCAGGGTACTCAAGTACGTTAAGAAGCGGACAACACCACCCACTGTCAGGGATATATCTCTGCAAACGAAGCTCGATAAGAGCACTGTTTATGCGGTGATGACCAGACTTGTGCGGTACGGGTGCGTTGAAAGCTTCTTAAAGAAAGACCCTAACAGGCCATACATCACGGCAGAGCGGCACTACAGATTTATAACGATGGAGCCCACAAAACAGGAGAAGCTATTCCAGAAACAAGAAGATCGTTTGTATTCCAAGAAGTTTGCCAAGGCTAGGGTGACCATACCCGAGCCTTTCTTTAGTGATCCATTCAACATGACAGGAGCAAGAGATGCACATCAAGACAACAAGCGAAAGCACAAACGTACTCGAAACATTCAAACGCCAGTGGCGTCTTCTTAAACAACCTTACCCGTGGAAAGATCCAAAAGTTATTGCAGAGCGCAAGCGTATCGCTGCACTGGATAGGGCGCGTATTGAATTCAGACTAAGTGGAGGTGCGGAATGACTGAGTACGACAGACAACACGCTGAGTTTGCCAAAGCTGCTATCACAGGAATCCTTGCGGGTAAGTGGGGGCAGATGCCGCAGTACAAACCAGAAGAAGCGTTTGCTGAGTTTGCTTTTAAGATAGCAGACGAAATGATGATAGCGCTGATCAAGAGGAGGAGACAACAATATGAGCCTACTGAATGATCTATTTGCTGAAGCCCACGACGAGGTGTTGCAGGAGTTGTGGGACAGGAACTTAATCAAGATGTGGCGATCACCACGTCATCTGTACACGAGCAAAGCAGTTCCTATGTTTGTGAAAGACAACAACATCACATACGAGAAGTTCAACACACTCAAACGTACGCCACGCTATCAGAAACAACAACAAACAACTGTTGCGCGTTTTATAGCAGCGTACTTGCCCCAACTCAGCGATAAGCTGTGGGAGGACAAGATGTCTGAGGATGAGCTTGTTGCGTGGTTAGGTAAAAGCAAACTCGATACGATGATGATGATGGCGGACGAGGATAAGGTAAGGAAAGAAACACAAGAAAAATATCACATCAAGATGAAGTATCAACAGACGATGGCAGAGGGAAAAGTTGATGCGCGTTGGTATGACGCGCATCTACGCAGTTCGTGGTCAACAGTAAAGGGAAAACGTAAATGAGTTTAATGAACCTAAACAAAGCAGCAGAAACTGAAGCACAACCTGTATTTATTTGGCGGGATATGCCTTTTTACCCACACTACGTTACGCCACACAAATGGGTAGGGGCAGGACATTGGAAAGATCGTGAGGAGTACACCACGACACAGATGTACGACATGCGAGCACGTCTTACGACGATGCAGTTATGGGCAAGATCTTGGACAAATGAGGTGAAGGGATGGAAGGCACTTTGATATGGGGGTTTGGGTTCTTGGTTGGCTTCATGTTCGGTGTGATCAGAGGCAGACGAAGCATCGTGCGTGAAGCCCAAGCGTTAGTGGCTGAAGCCATTATGCAAATTAGAAAGGGGTACAAGGTATGAAAGAGGAACAGATTTCTGAAGAACTTATAGAGAAGTACATATCGCAAGGTCAGGACTTTGAAAAAATACTTTACAGAGCATTGCGTGAAGCTTGTGCCATGCACAAGATACCTGACCGAATGATACTTGTTACGGTCGGTAAGTTTTTTACGCAGATTGCGCTACAAGCCAATGTATCAAGAGAAGATTTCTTGGAAGGTATTGCATCGACCTATGACATTCTTACACAAGGAGTTGAAGATGAATGACAACGTCAATCACCCCAAGCATTACACGAACCACCCGTCAGGGGTGGAGGCTATTGAGATTACCGAGCACTTTAATTTCAATAAAGGTAACGCTATTAAATATATCTGGCGCAGTGCGGACAAAGGCAAGGAGGTCGAAGACCTACGCAAAGCACGGTGGTATATCGACCGTGAGATTGCACGGATACTGAACGGGGAAAAGAATGAGTCCTGACTATAAGTTCGCCATGCTTGCCGCATGGCTTGAGGGCTATTCCGA